GGACGCTTATCCTCACGCGAACTGTTCTTAAGGATCACCTTAACAGCCATGGCTATTCAGCGCAGTTGGACACGGACATTCGCCGTGTTACTAGTTTAGCCGTAAAACGCGTTGCCTCTTTGCCCGATGATTTGCGTGCCAAGCATTTCGGGATTTCCTTTTGAATTATTGTCGGCTCCTGCTTTTGTATGTACGCCGGGGTTCCACTTTCGCACAGTAAGGTTAAAGGCTTCAGCTTCCTCGTTCTCAGGCGGCATGGCAAATGCAATACCTTCGTTATCGTCAGCAACCGTGCCACCGACAATAGGTTCACCGGTAATAGCTTTAACGAATAGAGAACTGAAGTCTGAGCGTGCTCGCGCAAAGGTGACAACTGGAATGCCAAACGCGTTGTAATAACCGCCGTTAATATCGTCCATGTCTTGGTAGATAATTCCTTGGCAGCGGTTTTCTACACGGTCTGGGTTGCCGTTTACATTCTGTTTTTTGATGCCGCCAAACTGACCGGCGATACCTGCGCTTCTATCCTTATCAGCAGGCTCCCTAAATGTGTCGAAAGTCCTAGAGCTACCTAATGCGATTGTCGAACCAGGGGAGAATCGACCAATGAAACCCTCAAAAGCAGGACCTGCTTCTGCACCTACTGTATAGATAGTAGTGTCGTTGTTGGCATACTCTCCATTGCTATTAAGGAAATGCAAGCAATTGACATCGTAGTTATACCAACGTTCTTTGGAGTTTTCAGGGCTAAACGCATAAGCAAAGTTAAAAGTAACCGAGACTGATTGCGCTTTAATCTCTGCATCTGAAAAGCCATCAATTACAGCGCCTGAATGTGTAGTGCCATAGACGTCATTATCAATGTTGATCTGATTATCGCCTTCACATCTTGGGTACGCGCCAGGCTCTGCCGTATGGCTGCCCATGAAGTAAATACCCTTCATGTCAATGTTGCAATCGTCTATCGTGCGGAAGATCGGTCCGGGTCCGCCAAAACCTTCACGCCCGAAGTTAGCCAACTTGGGACCGAAAATGCAGTTCTTAGCTACCAGTGCAGTTGCGCAACGGATTGTGTCATCGCCAAATACCGCTCTAAAATTTGTGCTTTTGTCTGGGTCCCCAGCAGGTACATTCTCGTTAGCTTGCTCAGAGATGGCTAGGTCAATTGCGGCATTCAAGGTGGACGCTCTACCACGCACAGGGTTGTCTGGATTTACTTCGTTAAAGTTGTAGATGCTGTTGGGAAAGACTGATTGCGTGTATGTTTCTGCAGCACCAAGCCAACAGCATCCTTCAATCGCACCACCGAATCTAAAATTGAGCTGATATGAAACGCTGTAGGCATAAGCACTGGAGTCAATGGTAAAACGTCCTGCGATTCGTGCAGCGGTAGCAAAAATCGGCAGATGCCAATCTCTTACGTCAGATTTGTTAAGGCTATTGTCGATAAACCACCGCACCTTTGTACTAGGTCTATTCCCTGGTATCGCGTAGTCGGGGTTTACCTGATTGTTATTTACAAATACACTTTGTCGCGCTCCAAGCACATTGGCAACATGCCCAAACGCAGGAGGGCGGTTATAGTATGCGCCGTTGCCAAGAATGTAAGTGATTGTAGTACCGCTACTCACATTATTGTTGAAATATTGGATGGCTTTAGAGAAATAAACTGCCCTAGCGGCAGAGTCTGGAAACTCTTCGATGATGTCTGCTCTACCTGGATCGTATGCAAGTTCTGTAACATCTCCGTCAAAGTTGACTTCGCTGCCTAAAACTGCGTTGTCAGGTGCAACGTAAATAGTAAAATTCTGATTTGCGGTCAGAATATTTTGTGTATTTTTCCAGTAATTAAGTCCTGTAATCGTGACGACTTTGTTGCTCTCTTGATCAAGGTCGCTATTGCTGATGTTTGAAACAGGTTTTGTGCTTTCGTAATCTGCTTTCTTTGCTAGTCCGCAAACTCCAAACGTACCAGTAGAACTCTTTGGTTCACTAATTGAGTTAGCCTTAAAATCACCTTTGACTTCGAGGCTTCCTTCAATTTCAGTAATGATAGTCGCGGGACGGTCCGGTGCTGCAACGTCAGAGATGCTAAGAACTTCGCCGGTTGTAATATCTTCCAACCCTCGTGGTGAGACCTGCAAGCCTTCTTCGTTAAAGCCGTTAGCGTAGACTTTGCCACCACTTTGATTAGTAAAGTAATAGGTAAACTTGTTCTGTGGCAGCAGCGTACCCTGATAGTCAGGCATCGCCTTGGTGTAGTTCAGGTAGCCTGCCCACTCCCAAGCGTGACCAAACAAACGGATATTGCTGGGTCGACGCATCTCAACGTCTTCACCGCCTAGCGCTGTGTCCCTGTCAGCTTCATCATGCACACCTAGTGCATTGTTTGCTTGGGTATTGTTAAACCCTGTGTTGCGTAGATAGTTATACGCTCCAAGGAAATCAACCGCTGACCGTGTCTGTGCTAAAAATTCTGCATCGCTTGTTCTGTTGCCGAGCGTCGCGCTGTCGTATGCAGGGTCTGTATCCTTGTCAAAGATGATGACCGGCGCAGAGTTTTTATAGAAACCTTCGGGAGAATAGTCCTCTTCCATGTGGACATAGGTTTCAGACCAGTTACCATCCGCAAAGCTCTTTTGGTAATTAACGCCAGTCGCTACAAAATGCTTCTCATCTACAACGACAACATCCTGCTTGCGGTAGTAGGTGTTCTCATCGAAAGTAGTTGTTTGCTGTTCGGTGTTACGCAGGATAATCCTTGCGCCATTGCGTGCACTTAAGTCAGCTTCTGAACTGGCGACAGCACTGTTCCTCCCGTCCCAGGTTGCGGCAACGTTTGGCGGTTGTAGTACATAATCTCTGGTCGGCAGTCTGGATTCGTTTGCACCAGAAATTAGGATTGAACACCGCCTTTGTGTTACATCCCGCGTGTCTACAATTCTGCGGATATAAACCACCAAACCTTCGAGTGACTGGAACGCTTCTGACGAACCTGGGGCGCCGTCGAGCGTGTTACCGTTTTCGTCTTCCGTTGTGCCGTAAAGAGCAGTCTTAATTCGGATCTGGTTTGTTCCGTTCCAGGGTGATGCTGTCAGTTGTGCGCGGTAGTCGGGTCCAGCGGGGTTCTCGACAAAAATATAATCATTCTCTTTTAAGGTGTAACCTTCAGCTGTAACAACAGCGGGTTGGTTTTCGTCCAGCTGACTGGGTTGCAGGTTTGCTGACAGCGTCAGAGTTGTCGCCGTATCGGCTTGGCTGTCGGACAGGTTGCCAATATTGATCCGCCTGCGGACAGGTGTTGCATCAGCACCAAGTGGGTCAAGGGGGCTACGTACCGATACGGTGTACCACCCCTTATCTGCTGGTACGGCTTCGTCTCTAAAACCTTCGGCAAGTGCGGCGCAACCTCCGAAGTTTGAGTTGCTGTTGGTTATAGTCAGCTCACCGCCAGATTCGGTCCAGTGATGAATTGCCTGTCCGATGGCAAATACACTGACCTCTTGGATTACTGCTTTATTGACAGCGCGGACGTGGAATGACTTGTAGCCAGGACGTGGGCGAACGTCGTTTGGATCAGCATTAATGTACTCGTCATAGTTTTGTACTTTCCTCCATTGATTGCCTGTATATAGTTCCCAGTTGTCCATATCCCGCTGCAGGGATACGCCGGTAAACTGCGCAACCACCATTGAGCGGAAACCCTGTACCTTGCTGCCGTCAGCAAAAATGCCGCCTAAACCGTAGGTTGAACGGATGCTGCAGTTGTAGATATAGGGGCTAGCGCTAGCAACAGTATCTGTAGGTTCTGATGGTGTTGGCGGCAGCGGTCCGACAATTTGATACTCAGTTTCATCTGCCTTAGTGTTAGCTGCGTTGATGTCCGCAGTGGAAAACGAACGAAGAACTTTCTGATACAAACGATCCAGCTCTTCTTCGCTCGCAAACTCAAAGCAGTGCATCAAGTGATGCGAGCGGTCTTGGTCTTTTTTATCTTTGAACGTAATGCCGTAGTAATAACCGCCGCCAGTTACCTTAAAGATTGACCTGCGGTTGCTATAGTCTGGAAACTCAGCCGCTTGAGTTGGAATGTCGCCTGGACGCACCACGGTTTTACGCAGGTCCAAGCTAATCAAGCTGCAGCCACGGGGCAGAATTACTCCGCCAGTTTCGTGGTCATTAAAATCATTCAACTTGTCAACATCAAAATCAGCGCCGTCGGAAAGTTCGGGGAAATTTGAACTACTAAATTCTTTACCTCTAGCAACTCTGACAACATGCTCACCAGAGCACAACACGATTGTTACCAGTGCCTTTTGTTTTGCGGCATCATTTAAATAGTTGCGGCTAGTAACAATCGCAGCTTCTAACGCAGCGCGGTTGATCGTTTTAAATGGACGCGCTTCGGTATAACCACACTCAAGACGCTGGTTACTAATCCGACGTTCCAGGTCACCCGTTGTTGTGTACTGCCCGCCAACGAAGACATCGCTGCCTGTGTAGGGGTTGACGTAAAGGATATAAGGTGCGTTTAGCGGATCACTTGGGACGTCAGCGTTACCTGCTAGTTGGCGCAGCTCATCTGCAACGACGTCAATCTGTTCGCGGAATTCACCCTGCGGGATGTCCACATGCCCGAGCGAGTTCAGGTCACCTGCTTTGTTTAGCTCGGTCACGGGCTATCGGTCTACAGTCTTGACCTATTCTAAGCTCCCTGCAGCATCTGAATTTCGCCGGTCGTTACGAACTCTGCCGTACCAGCAATCATTTGATCCGGACGAACATTGATGGCAGTCTGAGTAATCAGAATGTTTGCTTTGTAGTACAACGACCCGCCAACAGGTGGGAAGCAGGAGTTGTCGTTACAGCCGCCGTTCTCGTAAAGGTAGAACCACGCTTCGGTTTCGACTGGGTTACCGCTGCAGCCACCCTCGGTCAGCATCAGCAGGTTCATTAGCATCCAACTCGCTTCCTCTTGCTCTTCACCGAAGCAGGCACGGTCGATAAAGAACTCAAACGATCCACCGCCGTTGACCAGAGACTTAACGTTTTCGCCAAACTTTTCGCCGACCAGCGTGGTGTCAATGGCTGGCGCGTCAAGGTTCAACGTGTACTCACGGATGTTGCACAATGCCTGTGCAGTGGGCCATGCGTAGTTAGGACGCGGCTGCACATCAGCGTTACCGTACTCATCGTTGGCAGCAACAGGGAAGTCGAACTCTGGTGCGGAAGCACAGATGCTGACATCCGTTACTTCATCCTGTACGTCCGAGAACCAGTATTCACCGTCTAGATATAAGCACTCGTCGTAAAGACAGTCCCAGCGGGCATTTTGGTATTCCTGTTCCCCAGGTGGATACAGGGTGATTGGTTCCCCGATGAGATAGTCGGCAAGCTCAATGGCGTTGTTCGCGCAACCGGCGACAGCTTTGCAGCGATTGTCATAGAACCGGATGCGACCAAACTGATCGATGTGGACCCAGTAGCAATCCTGCGGCGGTGCATCTGGTACATCGCCAACACCGTTCTTGGCGTAAAAATTAGCGTCATCGCCAAACGCACCAGTGGGATAATCCTCGGTGTCGTTCTTGTAAAACTGGTCGGCGTTGCTGGAGATTTGGGTGCGGTTTGGTCCTAGATACCAGCGACTACCCTGATAGCTTGCGTAACCGTCAACATTGACAGGCAGTCCACCGTCGAGTATCGGCAGTCCTTCAACACAGACTCGGTCACCGCTCCACCAGCCTGGGCAGTTGACAGTAAACGCATTGCACCCAGGTTTGTAATCCTCGGGCTGTAGTGTGCAGGCGCTAGGTGTCGGGCGTTTAAAAAGTACCCGTCCGCCTGAACCTAGAACTGGCATCAGAACTCACCGTCAAGGGGACCA